ATTAAGGTATACCTTAGAATAAGCCTCATCTTCACTTATGCCCTCTACGATAGTTTCATAGCGTACTGTTTCACTACTGTAAATCTTAAATTTCATAGTTGTTCTCCTTTTTTATTATCCGATAATTATATTTATCTTCTTCTATTCCATCTTCAAGACATTCTTTAAGATGTTCTTTTACACTATGCTCTGCATCTCCGTGAGAATTAAAGGTTTCTGTTTGTCCATTAACAGTCCAAAGATTTTTCCACCCCTCGCAAAGTGTATATGTTTGCACTTCAAATTTACTCATAGCCATTCTCCTTTTTTGTTTACTCTTTAAGTATATGCTATATATTTTTATTGTCAAGCATTATTTACAATTAAGTATAGACAACATCTATACTTTGTATATACTAGATAAGATAAGAAAAGAGAATATATATATATCATGAATGGCAAACAGATTAAAATAAGTCTTGACAATCTTAATTTACCTGTTAGTATATACATTCATTCAATAAGTAGAGGAGTTACAATGAAAGCGTTTAAACTAGATGTTGAAAAAGTAATAACTATTACAGCTACATATTTTGTTGAAGCAGAATCGGAAGATGATGCTTTACAGGTAATAGAAGATAAGCAACAAAGAGGAGATATAGAACCTAACAATATTGGAAAAGATAGTAGTATTTATGATGATAGATTAGGTGATGATAGAGGAACTTTTGAAGTAGACGAAGATTGGTCTGTTGATAGCATAACAGAACTAAAGCTAGAAAAAGAAGTAGCATAATTATAGGGGGTGGCAACACCCCTTGTATTTTTAAAACTAAAGGAGCAATTATGAATCAAGAAATATCGTTAGAGTATGTAAAAGAAAATTTTAAGAATCAATCAGAGATAGCAAGAAAATTAGAAATTAGTAGACAAGCAGTTAGTAAGTGGTTTATTACAGGCTCAATTCCAAAGTTAAGGCAGTATGAATTAATGGAGTTGTTAAATAAAGGTGTTTAAACTTACAAAAGGAAAGTTATGTATAAGATAAAAAATTGGGATAAGTTTCAGCATTACAAACCCAAAAATGCAAAGCACCAACAAAAAATGACATGGTATAAAATGTATGGAGCAGATGTATTAAACGACCATATTTACATGAAATTATCTACAACAGAAAAATTGTTTTTAAGGGAAGCATGGGATTTAGCTTCTCAATTTAATGGCAATTTGCCTGACATGGAAAATTGTGCTTTTAGATTAAGACAATCAGAAAATGATTTAAAGAAAGCATACGATAATTTAAGTGCAAAAGGTTTTTTAGTGTCTAGTGATGATATAGAAAAAGTATATACACCTTCTATAACTATACAAGCAAGTGCAGAAGTTATTAAAAACCCTTCAAAGTTGTTTGAGGAATGGTGGGACTCTTTGCCTGACAAAAGAAAAAATAATAAGAAAGGCTGTGAAAAATTATGGTCTAGTAAAAAATTAGATAACATTGGTAAGGATATTATAAGTTGGACAAATACAATGAAGTCTACAAAAGAATGGAAAGAGGGCTTTAATCCTTCACCACCAACGATTTTAAATCAAGAAAGGTGGAATGATACTACCAACAAACCTACTGAACTAAAAGGAGTATTATGAGTGAATTAAATGCTACTGAAATTATAAATCAACTCACAATAACTAAAGAAGTCTTACAAAAAGGTGGATATTATGAAGAAGAACAAGATTTTAAAGTTAGGACTACAGATTTTTTATTACCTGAAGTTATTAAATATTTTAAGGAAGAAAAAGGGAGTGGGTTTTCTTTAGGATTTGATAAGACAGATTCAGATTGTAATTTCCTAGTTAGGAAAGGTGAGGTTACAATTTTAACAGGTAGTAGTGGTAGTGGTAAAACTACTTTTTTAAGCCAAGTATTAATGAACATAATGCAGACAACAAATGTTTTAGTAGCTAGTATGGAAATGAAACCTGTGTTGCAAATTGCTAAAATGATACAACAAACAGGCAACAAAGAGCCTACAGAGTTAGCTATTAGAGAGTTTTGTGAGAAGTACACAGACAAACTTTGGTTATTTAATGCTAAAGGTACGACTACAGAAGAAGATTTAGTGGCTAGTTTGCACTATGGAAAGCATATTTTAAATGTAGATGTGTTTGTTATAGATAGCTTAATGAAGGTGGATAGCATTGCAGAAGATGACTATGGCTCTCAAAAGAAGTTTATTAATAAGATTAGCTGTATTGCTAGAGATTTAAATATTCATGTTTTTATAGTTGCACATACAAAGAAGTTAGCAGATGATACAGTTATACCTGATGCTTCACATATATTAGGCTCTAGCCATATTAGAAATTTAACTGATAATATATTGTGCTTACACAGACGAAAAGATATTGAAAAGAAGATAGAGTTAAAAGAATTAGAGGAAGGGGATAATCCTTGTACTTGTTATTTAATGGTACAGAAACAAAGGAATCATACTTTTGAGGGAACATTTGGACTTTGGTTTAGTAAAGAAACTCAAAGGTTTAAGGAGCGACCATGACAATTAATGAATTAATAAAAGAGTTTAAACGCAATTTTAAAGACTTTGAATATAAAGCAACAAGCAATAAAGGGCAAGTGTTTAAGTCTAAAGGATTTGATGAGGCAGATAAAAAAATCAATAAGTGCTTGACAAAATGATTTGACTAGTTATACTATTAACAAGAAACAATTTATTAACCTTTAAAAAGAAGGAAAAAAAATGAGTAAATCAAACGAAATGGCAAGAGAAATTCTAGAAGCACAATCACAAGAAGTAATCACTAATGCAGAAATGGAAGCTGATTTAATTGAAATTGAACAGCAAAAAAGATTGCAATACACACAAGAAGTTATAAATCAGATATTTGGAGTATACAAATGAGCAAATTTAAAGAATTAAGTGCAATAGATGTAAATGAACATAAAAAAAAGAAAGGGCGATTTAATTATTTAAGTTGGGTATTTGCTGTAAAAACTTTACTTGAGCAAGACCCTGATGCTAACTGGGAATATAAAGAACCATTAACATTACCTGATGGAAGTATGTTGGTATTTTGCACAGTTACAGCATTTAAAAAACCTATGACTTGCCAACTTGCTGTTACTGATTTTAACAATCAAGCTATAAAATCGCCTAATTGTGATGATTTAAGTAATGCAATGATGAGATGTTTAGTTAAGGCAATAGCTTTGCATGGTCTTGGATTATACATTTATGCTAACGAAGACCTCCCCCCACATGATGTTCTTGAGCATATTAAAAACATTTATGCAGATGAGGGTATTACCAATGCAAGAAATTATTATACAACCTTAAAATCAGAAAATGATAAAAAATTATGCGAAGATTACATGATAAAAATTATTGCGGAGAATAAATAATGGAACAACGAAGTGCTGAATGGTTCTCTGCTAGGTTAGGTAAGGTAACTGCTAGTAAAGTAGATGATGTTATGGTTAAAGTAAGGAATGGCGAATCTACTTACAAAAGAAAGTATCGTATGCAATTAGTTACAGAAAGACTTACTAATAAGGTAGTTCCTGTTTTTATGAACTCTGCAATGGCTCATGGTGTGGAGTTTGAAGACAAAGCTAGGGTTGAGTATGCCAATAAAATGAAGTTATTAATAGGAAAAGATGTTAGGGAAGTTGGCTTTATAGACCACCCTACTATTAAAATGGCAGGAGCAAGCCCTGATGGGTTAGTTGGTTTAAACGGATTAATTGAAATTAAATGCCCACAGCCTATGACACATACAGAAACATTACAAACAGGAGTTATTGCTAAAAAATATATACACCAAATGCAATGGCAAATGGCTTGTGTAGGAAAAGATTGGTGCGACTTTGTATCTTACCACCCTGACTTTCCTAAAGAATACCAACTTTTTATCAAGAGAGTTGAAAGAGATAATGACTTAATAAGTCGTTGTGAAGGAGATATACAGGAATTTTTAACATCAGTTGAAGATATAATTAAATCAATTAAGGAGAATAACTAATGGCAACAGTAGGAATTTCAGCAAGTATAGATGTAAGTAAGATAGATAAAACTAAACTAATTAAGGGAGAAAAAGGTACTTATTTAAATATTACTGCTTTCGTTAATTTAGATGAAAAAGACCAATATGATAACAATGGTATGATTACACAATCAGTTACAGCAGACGAAAGAGAAGCTGGTACAAGAGGTGTTATATTGGGTAACAGTAGAGTGTTTTATACTGGAGAAAGTTCAAAGCCAGAATCAAGCTCTAAAAAAGAAGTTGTTGTAGAAGAAGAAGCAGATTTGCCATTTTAACTAGGGTAGAAAAAAGGGGGTTTAAACACCCCCCTATTTCTTAATAATTATTTATTCATTACATACATTGTTACTTCGAAACCGAAACGCATTTCAGTAGCAGATGGTGTTGTCCACATAATAGGTGTCCTTTAGTTAGTTGATAAAATAGTATTTTACCTTATAATCTAACTAAATTATATATAAAATGTATGATTAACAAGTAGTGAAAATTATTAAACTTAATGGAGAAAAGCATGACTGATTATTTAGTAAATCCAAAGCATTATAAGTCTGATAAAGGCTTAGAGTGTATTGACTGCATAGAAGGAGTGGTAGAAGGGCTTACAGGAATTGAGGCTACTGATACAGGAAATATTATAAAATATATATGGCGTTGGAAAAATAAAGATGGCGTTAATGACCTTAAAAAAGCTCAATGGTATATAAATCATTTGATTGCTCATGTAGAAAATGATACAGAAAAATTAAAAACTATGGAAGAAATTTTAATTGATAAGCAATTAGATGAATTGCATGACGAAGATTAATTTAAGAAAAGCACATCTATGTAATGTGTGTAATAAATATGCTTGTTACCATGATGGAAAAAATTGGTGGTGTAGTTTAGAAACAAGCATGGGTAGTTTTAATATGACTGGTGTTTGTAAAAATAAGGATAAAAATGATAAGTTGCCCAAAGTGTAAAGATGTAGAAATGATATGGGGTGGTGACCATGACAATGATGACGAAGATGATAAGCAATATTTAATTATGTCTAATTTTAGTTGTCCCAATTGTGAAACAATAGTATATGTAAATTGGAGTGAAAAAAATGACAAAGGGTAAAGAGATACTAAAGAAAAATAAAGAAGCGTTACAAGACCATAAGTGGATTTGGGAAGGGTATCATTACACTATGACATACAACAAAAAAGAATTTTATGTTGTTCATGAATCAACAGGAAAAGTTATTACTAAAGGAAAATTTCAGGAGTAATTTATGTTAGCTGAAGGTTTGTTTATATTGACTGTAAGTTTAAGTGGTAATTATGATGATTTAGAGTTTGTTGGGTATTTTAATGACTGCCCTTCAGCAATGGTTTACTATGATGAACATTGTAATCAATACAAAGCAGCAAGCTGCCTACTAAAAGAATACAGCATGATACCAAAAAATCATGTAGACCCTAGTCCTTTTGATTTTGATACTATTAAAGAAGGGCAGAGTTGTGGTTTTGTTGGAGTAGATACAAGAACTTTTACAGGAGAAAGTAATGAGTAAGGGGAGTGGTCGCAGACCAACAGACAATAAAAAGTTTGTTGATAATTACGATAGGATTTTTAACAACAAAAATAAGGACAAAAATGGCGATATCACCAACACAACGGACATTAAAAAGGCTTCGAGAAAAAGAAGAATATCCTCTCGTAACAATAGTAGAAAGGTGGAACGCATTTGCGAAGATTAGGCAAGACCTTTTTGGCATTATAGATATATTAGCAATAGATACAAAAGGAAACACAGTAGGGCTTCAGGTAACTAGCTACAGTAATATTAGTGCTAGGGTAAAGAAAATGGAAAATAGTGATGCTATCAGCCATCTGCGTGATGCTAACTGGGTGTTACTTGTAGAAGGATGGCACAAAAAAGATAACAAATGGGTTAGTAGAATTGTTGATATAAGTTAAGGAGATTTGTATGGAAAAACAAAGAAGTAATTATACAAGTGATGAATTAAAAGTATTTGAAAAAAGAGCTAAAGAGTTTATAGAAAGAAAACCAAACGCAAGTAGAGCTAAAATTTCAATTTATTCTGGTGTTGGCATTAGTGTGTTAGAAAGGCTTGAAAAAAATGGTGCGTTTAAACTACCTAAACCTATGACATCTAAACAAATTAGAAAAACAAATAAAGATTGGGGTATTTTTTGAGAATATCTAGGCTTACAGTTATATTAGAAGATTGGTCTAAATGGATGAAAAAAGATTCACATAGGTTAGGCTATCCTAATAAAACATCTTATCTTTCTAGTGGTGGAGAATCTACTTCTGATGTGTTTGAAGAAATGCTAGGAGAAGCTGATAATAATAATGTAAAAATAGTTAATGCTTGTATAGATAGTTTATCTATAGACCAAAAAAAAGCTATTTACTACAAATGGCTAGGTGGAAACAAACCTATGTTTTATGAAAGACATTTAGATTTAGCAATGGACAATCTTTTAACTATTGCAGGAAGAAGGATATATGCCTAATAGGTAGGGCTACCCCTTAACTAATCAATTTAAAACGCACCACGAGGCTTGTGCGGACTTCAGACAAGTTGTTTAAACTACTTAATCGTCTAAATCTTGGATATTCATGTAAATACTATCTACTATTAGTTCTATAGAGCTTCCATCAGATAAAGAAATAATCATTTCAGAATCGCCACCAACTACTTCTACATTGTCAATAGTTTTATCTAGCATATGTAGTGCGATTAAATTAACATCCATTTCTATTTTCCTTATATGGGCAAAGCCGACTTTGATTTTGTTGTTTCTATTGGTTTGTTTAACTTTGACCACTTTCCGCAATCCTGACACTGTACTCTCTGCCAAACTTTTGTTAGTGCTAATGATGTTCCCCTTTTCTGTAAATGATTACCACCACAATTAGGGCAAACTACACCTTCTGATAATATATTGTGATTAGGGTGAATGTTAATCCAACCTTGTAATCTATTATAAACTTCTTCTGTTAATTTAACATCATTAATATTATATTTCTTCATCAGCTTCCATGCTTTAGGATTTTTAGCCATACATTCAATCCATAATGGCATACCTTGATGAGAGGTTTTCATTCCAATACCTAATACTTGAGCAATATAGTCAAGTTTATTACTAGCAAACTTAAATTTACCTCTAGCAGTATTAATTAAATCTATGTCTTTATATGGACTAGGTGGTGGTAGCTTGTGAATAAGAAATTCTTTGTTAAGTGTTGGCATATCAAAGCGTTTACCATTATAAGTAATAATAGCATCAGACTCATCTATAAGCTTATGTATTTCTTTAATCATCTTAATTGGAGTTGTATCGTATACACTAGAAAAGTGTACTTTCTTTTCACCTAACCATTTAGCTGCCCAACATAACACAGTAGAGCTTTCTATTAACTGCCCTATACTAATGTTCTGCTGAAACAATCCCCAATGAAATCCTGTATGTGGAGATGTTTCTATATCTAATATAAGTATTTTCATTGTTTAAACTACCTTTTAAATATCTTAGCTAGAGTATAGCATTACTCCATCTTTATTGATACTTATTGCTTGTTTTCTAGGTGTTTCTTCATCTTCGCAAAAAGAGATATGCACCCATCTATCAAATTCCAAGATAACTTGGTCATAAGGAATATCGGAATTAATAAGAGCGAATACAATTTCGTTAGGAGTTCCATACTGACGACAAGTAAAGTCTGCAGCCAATCCTTTAATGTGAGAAGATGTTTTTTTACTACCAAGTAATTCATTAAGAGCCAAACAACGATAGCCACTGCTAATAAAAATAGGCTTATTATTAAGAA